GACGGTATTTAATACAACTAAAAGTACACAAACAACTTTTAGTACTTCTAAATCTACATCAACTAATAGAAATACAACAGAAAGTAGAAGTACGGAAGAAAGTAGAAATACTATAAGATCAACCATAACACAATTTAACGCGTTTACTTTATACAATACATTTAGATCAACATTTACATCTGGCGGCGGCGGTGGCGGCTGTAGTAGAGGTTGTATATAAAATTAAATAATATGAATATACCTTATAGAACATCGGATACGCAACAAAATTATCATGCAGCTGATTTAACTTTTCGTGAAAATGGAGACATAGTCTGGACTAACCCTGTTACTAATGAAATATGGGAAGTTATGATGGAGTGGGAAATACCAATTATGCAAAAAGCAGCTGAGGTGTGTGTTGACGCTGGTGCAGATGTTTTAGAGTGCGGTTTTGGCATGGGTATATTGTCAGACGCTATACAAGCTAGAAACCCAGGTACTCATACAATATGTGAAACGCATCCTCAAATAATACCTAAATTAAAAGCTTGGGCTGCAGATAAACCTAATGTAATTATTGTTGAAGACAAATGGTTAAGTTTGTTAAACGAACGTAAAGGTTATGATGCAATACTAATGGACACATATGCAGACCCTGATTTACATCCTCATTTTAGATATTTTGTAAAACAAAAAGCAAAAGACGGAGCTAAAATAACATGGTGGAATTATAGTGGTGGAACAACAGATGAATACATGAAGTTTCACTGGGACGATGTAGTGTTTCATAACGTAGCTATATCTCCACCTGAAAATCAGTATTATAATAGAAACGTATATCCTGTTCCTGTTAAAATTTATAACAGAGAAACAGGTTTTGGTGTATTATCAAGCTCTAGTTTTAATATAAGCGAAACAGAAAGCAAAGATTTACATGAGGTTAAATCATTTTTAACTTGTGATATTTCAAATGGAACAAAAAGCGTTAAAAGTGTTGAAGGTGTTGAGAGATTAGCGATGTACTGCGAAGGTTTATACACTTTAAATAACAATTTAGTTATAGCTGGTTCACATCCTATATACGTAAAAAGAAATAATCAATGGACTACGGTTAAAGTAAATGAACTTGTAATTGGTGATAAATTATATGGTAAAGATGGAGAGGTTGAGCTAACAAGTAAAACCTTTGATTCGTCTGAAACAACAAGACAAATATATAAAGTGGTGCTTAACAATTACTTTGTTAACGATATATTATTGAAAGGAGGGTCTGATGCCTAATACTACTACTGTTTTTGGAACATCCAGATTAACAACAATATCTAGGTTTACTAACACTACTGTTACTACTGTATACAACACAACTACTACTTACACTACTAGTACTGTATACAATACGACAACTACTTTTAACACTAGTACTAATACAACCACTACGTTTCATACTTCTAAATCCACAGCAACATCAAGAAATACTAGTTTTGCTACTAGTAGAAGTACTAGCACGCTTGTAGGTGCAGATATGGATGATGATGTAATGACTTTTTACAACACTAGTACAAGTACTTCAACGTCGAGAAGTACAAACACTACAACAATATATACTACATCAACTACTTTTCCTACAACTAGAAGTACGTCAACAAGCTCTGTAAGAACAATAAGCACTAGTAGAGACACTACGACTACTACAAATTATAATACTAGCACTCTTACATCCGAGTCTAGTGCTACCACTAGAAGTACATCAACAAGTAGAAACACTACAGTATCAACTAGTAAAACAACGACTACTACTTACAATACCACCAAAAGTACAGCGACGTCTAGAAACACTACTTATGCTACTCAGAGAGATACTACTACAATTTACAACACTAGCACTAACACATCTACTAGTAGAAATACAACGGTATCTACTAATAGAAATACAACCACTACTTTCAACACGAGTACTATCACACAAACGAGTAGAAATACTACATACAGTACAAATAGAGATACAACAACGACATTTAATACTAGTACAACAACTACATTCAATACTACAACAACTTTTGAAACTAGTAAAAATACAACTACAACGTTCCAAACAAGTACTAATACTGTAACTACGTTTAACACGACTACGTTGACAACTTTTAACACTACAACTACTTTTAACACTAGCACTGTTACGCAAACAAGTAGAAATACAACTGTATCTACAAATAGAAACACTACGACAACTTTTAACACAACAAAATCTACTACAACAACGTTTAACACTTCTAAATCAACAACAACGACGTTTAATACATCTACTACAACAACTTTTAACACGTCTAGAACAACAACTATTAGTACGAATAGAAATACCACTACAACGTTCAACACAACGAGAAGTACTCAAACAACTTTTGCTACAAGTAAAAGCACTACTACTGTGTTTAATACGTCTACAGTAACAACATTCAATACAACTAGAACAACAACTGTTAGTACAAGTAGAAATACAACAACAACCTTTAATACTACTAGGTCAACTCAAACTACATTTGCTACTAGTAAAAGTACCACAACAGTATTTAATACAAGTACAACTACTACTTTTAATACATCTAGATCTACTACGGTAAGTACAAGTAGAAACACTACGACTACTTTTAATACTACTAGAACTACGCAAACTACTTTTGCTACTAGTAAATCAACTACCACAGTGTTTAACACCAGTACTACTACTACGTTTAATACGTCAAGATCTACAACTATTAGCACAAGTAGAAATACAACTACGACTTTTAATACTAGTAGAAACACAACTACAACGTTTAACACTAGTACAACGACTACGTTTAACACTAGTAGGTCAACTACTGTTTCTACCAGTAGAAATACTACTACTACGTTCAATACAACTAAAAGTACTACTACGACGTTTAATACTTCTAAAAGTACTACAACCGTATTTAACACATCAACTACGACAACATTTAATACTAGCAGGTCTACTACTGTAAGCACATCTAGATCTACGACTACAATATTTAATACGAGTAAGTCTACTACTACTACGTTCCAAACAAGTACTAATACTACTACAACTTTTAATACAAGCACAACTACTACCTTTGAAACTAGTAGATCAACAACTATAAGTACATCAAGAAGTACAACGACAACGTTTAACACAACTAAATCTACTACCACTACGTTTAATACTAGTAAAAGTACAACAACGGTGTTTAATACTTCAACGACAACCACTTTTAATACTAGTAGAAGTACTACTGTTAGCACTAGTAGAAATACGACAACTACTTTTAACACAACAAAAGCAACAACTACAAACTACAACACAAGTACTAACACGACTACTACTTTTAACACTAGTACGACTACAACTTTTAATACCACTAGAGTTACAACAGTTAGTACGTCTAGAAACACGACGACAACATTTAACACGACTAAAACTACACAGACAACATTTAGTACAAGTAAGAGTACCACCACAACTTTTAACACAACAAAGAGTACTACTACAATATTTAACACTACTACAGTGTTTAATACTAGTACAACTACTACGTTTGAAACCAATACTAACTGGTATGATGGTGATCCTAGTAATTTTGGTCAATTAGGTGATGTGTCGTTCGATAGGTAGAAAAGCGTAAAAACGTGTAACTATTATAATACTAATAAATTAAATTTAATTATATGGAAATGTTTAATAGACGTGAGTTGGACAAAAGAATTGGCCATCTCAAAAAAAATAAAAAACTTGAAAGTTTAGAACAAGTAGAAGGATACTTTATAAGAAAGTGTACTGAAGCTGGTATTGATTTTAGCTATGATGTTATGGCTGATGAAATGCCTCATTTTAAAACTTTAGCATATACTGAGTTTGCTACTAGTTTTTACATGCAACCTCTAAACACAAAACTTAGATACGCTCAAATGATTGACGCATACGATGATGATTGTGATGTTGTTGATTACTCATCTTATTTAATTGAAAATGTTATGAGTAAAAATGCTAATAAGTATCAAGATAGAGACTCTAAGTTTGATCAATATGAGCCGAAAGATAATATTGTTATATTACCTGGCTCAAACAAAGTAAAATCCAATATTTGCTTAAACAGATTAAAGTTTTTAGCAAATAAACACGGTAATAATATGTATTTTAAGCCACATCCTATAACAACACATCAAATTATAGGTGAGTTAAAAGACTTTTTTGGCGACCAAAATATATTACCAAGGGATATAGATATGTATTATTATTTACAAAAAGCAAATAACGTATATACTACTCATATTAGTGAAAGTATGATATATGCTGCTGTTTTAGGTAAAAAAATTGAACCTATCGATGTTTGGAATAACATACAAATGGGATCTTTTTACTGTATTAACAACCATTTGCTTGATAATCAACATGATATTAAAAATTATATCAATAAATGTTTTTCAAGTCCAAAGTCTGGTATTATAAACCCAGCTGTAGACAAAAATTGGAAAGAAAAAATAGATAAATACTTACAATACATACTTAAAAAACGAGAAATGTACAAAGACTGGTTTATAGCTGAACCAAAAAAGAAGTAAAAAGCGTGACAATTGCGTGATAATATAAAAGAAAACTAAAATTTAATATAATGGCAAAAAAAATAACAAAAAAAGAATTAGCTGAACTACAAGATAATATAAAAAATCTAAACAGCGTTCAAATTAAAATTGGTGAGCTTGAACTAGGTAAATTAAACTTAGCAGCTCAATTTAATCAACTAAATAGTAACATGAAACAATTTCAGGCTAAACTTGAAGAAAAGTATGGCTCTGTAAATATTAATGTTAACACTGGAGAAATTAAAGATGAAACTAATAAGAAAAATTAGCATAGGTAGAGATTACAAGAACGATGCAATGCATTATTCAGTTGGTCAAGAAGTTTATGGTAATCATATTATATGTGACATCATAGAATCTAAAGACAAGTTTAGTGTTTTAATTGAAAAAAATAACGAGGTTTTACCTTGGAAAGATTTTAATAAAAACATGGCTGTATCAGTTGAATATAATCTTGAGTATTAATGAAAGGAACGTTTTATTTTTTAATAAAACCTAAAACGCAACGATACAATAATACTAAGAAAATTGGTGATAAAGAACTTATTTTAAACTCTGAAATTTACAACCATCAATATGTTAGCCGTGAGGCTGTTGTTGTAGGTTTACCTTCAGAGTTTAACTCACCAATTGAAGAAGGTGATGAAGTAATCGTGCATCATAATGTATTTAGAAGATGGCACGATGCAAGAGGTAGAGAGCGTAATTCAGGTAGTTATATAAAAGAAGATTTATACAGAGTTAGTGTAGATCAGATATTTGCTTATAAAAAAATAGTAAACTGGAAAGCTTTACCAGGTTATTCATTTATAAAGCCTATACAAAAGCAAGATGGATCTGAAGCCGATCAAATAGGTATTGTAAAATATTCCGATGGTAGTTTTAAAAAAGGCGAACTAGTAGGTTATAATAAAGCAGCTGAATATGAGTTTATCATAGGTGCTGAAAGATTATACAGGGTTCCAAACATTTTTATTGAAATTAAATATGAGTACAAAGGAAAAGAAAAAGAATATAATCCAAGCTGGTTACAGAGCGGTTGATGAGTTGGTTAAGGTTGCTAAAGAACCTATAGTAGAAACTGAAGATGATGTTTCTGCTGATAGATTAAAAAATGCTGCGGCTACAAAAAAACTAGCTATATTCGATGCTTTTGAAATACTTAATCGTATTGAAGCTGAACAAGCAATGCTTGATGGTGTTGTAAAAGAAACTAAGCAAGAGTCTTTTGGTGGTTTTGCAGAACGAAGATCTAAGTAATGTATAATCAAAGTTTATGTGAAATTATTAAGCCAATAAAATTAAATACAATTAAAAGGCTTAATAAAAAAAAGGCTTGGAAATATGGCTATAATAAAGAACACGATATTGTAGTTATTAGCAAAGATGGTACGATAGGTGATGTGTATAGCATACAGAACTTAAAAATAGCATTACCTAAGCAACCAAAGAAAGTACATAAGTTTGAAAAAAACAAATGGCAAGTTACGCCATATCCAAAAGAACTGAATCAAATAAAAACTATATTTGATTGGCGTGATTACCCAGCTAATTTTAAAGAGAAATATATAGATTACATAGAAGATGAATTTCAAAGAAGAGAAAGAGGTTTCTGGTTTTATAACAAGGGTGTTGCTACTTATATTAGCGGTACTCACTATATGTATCTCCAATGGTCTAAAATAGATGTAGGTAAACCTGATTTTAGAGAAGCAAATAGATTATTTTATATATTTTGGGAAGCTTGTAAAGCTGATAGTAGATGTTATGGTATGTGTTACCTTAAAAACAGACGATCTGGTTTTTCATTTATGGCTTCGGGTGAAACAGTTAATTTAGCTACAATATCAAGCGATGCAAGATTTGGTATATTGTCTAAGTCAGGTGCTGATGCTAAAAAAATGTTTACCGACAAAGTAGTACCAATATCAGTTAACTATCCTTTCTTTTTTAAACCGATCCAAGATGGTATGGATCGACCAAAAACAGAGTTAGCCTATAGAGTACCAGCTTCAAAACTTACAAGAAGAAAAATAACAAGCAACGAAAAACCTGAAGAGCTAACAGGTCTTGATACAACGATAGACTGGAAAAATACAGGTGATAACAGTTATGATGGTGAAAAGCTAAAACTATTAGTACATGATGAATCTGGTAAGTGGGAAAGACCAGATAACATATTAAATAACTGGCGTGTAACAAAAACTACTTTACGATTAGGTAGTAGAATTATAGGAAAATGTATGATGGGATCAACGTGTAATGCGTTAGACAAGGGTGGTGATAATTTTAAAAAGTTATATTATAATTCAGATGTTACTAAACGAAACAGAAATGGTCAAACTAACTCGGGTTTGTACTCTTTTTTTATTCCAATGGAGTGGAACTATGAGGGTTTTATTGATGAATACGGGATACCTGTATTTGAAAATCCAGAAACAGAAGTATATGGTCCTCATAACGATGTTATTGATACTGGAGTTATTGCGCACTGGCAAAATGAAGCGGATGGGTTAAAAAATGACCAAGATGCTTTAAACGAGTATTATAGACAGTTTCCAAGAACTGAAGAACATGCTTTCAGAGATGAAACTAAAAATAGTATATTTAATTTAGTAAAAATATACGAGCAAATTGATTATAATGAAATGCAAAGTAAACCTATAAAAGGTAGTTTTGTATGGGAAAATGGTATTAAAGATACTAACGTTAGATTTTATCCAGATGAAACTGGTAGGTTTAATTTATCTTGGGTACCATCAGTTAATCTACAAAATAGATATTTTATTAAAAACGGTAAAAAATATCCTGGTAATGAGCATATAGGTGCTTTTGGCTGTGATAGTTATGATATATCAGGTACTGTTGATAATAGAGGTTCTAAAGGTGCTTTACACGGCTTAACTAAGTTTAGCATGGAAGATGCGCCGCCTAATGAGTTTTTTTTAGAATATATTGCAAGACCTGATACAGCTGAAATGTTTTTTGAAGATGTGTTAATGGCATTAGTGTTTTACGGTATGCCAATACTTGCAGAAAATAATAAACCTAGATTATTATACTATTTAAAACGTAGAGGTTATAGAGGTTATTCAATGAATAGACCTGACAAGCTTTGGAACAAATTATCTACAGCTGAAAAAGAAATAGGAGGTATACCAAACTCCAGTGAAGATATTAAACAAGCGCATGCTGCTGCTATTGAAAGTTATATACAGCAGTACGTTGGTTTAAAAGAAGAAGGACAATATGGTAACATATCATTTAATACAACTTTAAATGATTGGGCTAGATTTGATATTAATAATAGGACAAAGTTTGATGCTAGTATTAGTTCGGGTTTAGCAATTATGGCTTGTAATAAAAATTTATATAGACCAAGCCCAAAAAGAGAAAACACAACAATAAATTTTGGTTTTACAAAATACAACAATAAAGGTATGTCATCAAAACTGATAACTAATGATTAAAACAAAAGCAAAATCTACATTTCCAAGCCAGGCAGTGCCTGATGCCAAGAAGTCTAGTAAAGAATATGGCCTGCAAGTTGCAAGAGCTATTGAGCAAGAGTGGTTTAAAAGTGACCGCGGTTCCGACCGTTACTATGATACTCAATTAAAATATCATGAGCTAAGATTATATGCTCGTGGAGAGCAGAGTATACAAAAATATAAAGATGAATTATCTATTAACGGTGATTTATCTTATCTTAATTTAGACTGGAAACCAGTACCTATTATACCTAAATTTGTAGACATTGTTGTTAACGGTATACAAGAAAGAACTTATGATGTAAAAGCTTTTTCTATTGATCCTATAGCAGCACAAGATAGAACAGACTATATAAAAAATATGCAAGAAGACATGAGGTTTAAATCATTTAAACTAAATGTACAAGCTCAAACTGGTATAAACTCTTTTAAAAATGATGTTGAAAAAATACCAGAAAATGATGAAGAACTTTCTGTTCACATGCAATTAAACTATAAACAGTCTATTGAAATAGCTGAAGAAGAAGCTCTTGACAATGTAATGGCTCTTAATAAGTTTGATAACATAAAGAAAAGATTAGATTATGACTTAGCTGTACTTGGTATTTCTTGTGTTAAAAATGGTTTTAATAAAGCTGAAGGTATTACAATTGAATACGTTGACCCTGCTAATATAGTGCACTCATACAGTGATTCACCTTATTTTGAAGATTTATATTATGTAGGTGAGGTAAAAAGAGTTTTAATAAAAGATCTTATAAAGCAATATCCTGATATTACAAATGAGCAAATAGAAGATCTTGAAAAGAAATATAGTAACCAAAAGTTTGACAAATATGTTTATTACCCTGAAGATCAAAACGAAAAAGGTTACATAAACGTATTGTATTTTGAATATAAAACTTTTAATAGACAAACTTTTAAAATAAAACAAACAGCGTCTGGTGCTGATAAAGCTTTACCAAAAGATGATACTTTTGATCCACCTAAAGATGGTAGAGCAAGATTTGAAAAAGCTGATAGAGCTATTGAGGTTTTATACAGTGGTATAAAAGTTTTAAATCATGATATAATATTAGACTGGAAAAAATGTGAAAACATGACAAGGCCTAAGTCTGATATTACAAAAGTGTCTATGAGTTATAGTATTGCTGCTCCGCGTATATATAAAGGTAGACCTGAGTCACTTGTTAGTCGTATGGTAAGTTTTGCTGACATGATACAGTTAACACATTTAAAACTGCAACAAGTATTATCTAGAACTGTTCCAGATGGTGTGTTTTTAGATGCTGATGGTTTAGCTGAAATAGATTTAGGCAATGGTACTAACTATAATCCACAAGAAGCATTAAATATGTATTTCCAAACTGGTAGTGTTATTGGTAGATCAATGACAC